TCCTTCAGCTCACGCGACCAAACCTCTGCGCGAGTAAGGAGAGAAACAGTACTAGCTGTCATACCTGACATTTTTAGTTCTCCTTATGATTAAGATTTGTAGAAACGATCTCCCAATCGGGTCCTATCCTGAAGCATCATATTCTGGACCTTAGGGGAATAGTACAAACTCCGGTTATCCTTACGCAACTTCTGATAATAATCAAAGTCACGGTCTTGAGTATTGGAGTTAAAGGTTTCACTTCTGACTGAAGACTGAGGTGCTGTACCCGCTGTGGGCTTTTGAGCAGATACTCCAATCAACTGGAAAAACGCTGTAGGTGATTCAGCAGCAATCTCCTTAAGCTTGTCCAAGGACATACCAAGTTCCTGACTCTTCGTCTTAAGAACCTGAGTGGCCTTGTCACCGAACTTCTTCTCCATCTCATCACTGACAACAGTAAGGTTCTGAGTAAGAGTCCGATTCTTTTCCTTCTCCGTGATTACCTTTTCTACAAGGGTTTCGATATCACTCGCGCTCTGAGTGGTGTTCTCAGTATTAGAGGAACTAGAAGTATTCGGAGGAGGATCGGCCTGTCTAGTCTCAGACCCCTTGCTCATCTGTTCAAGAAGTGACTTGGCATAATCCTGCTTTGCAAGTTCTGCCCGAAGCTCATCAAGGGTCTTTGTAATCTCACCGATATGCCTATCAGCTTCAAGTTTTCCCTTGGCAAGAGCTTCATAATCCTTGAACTTTTTACCTTCTCCTACCAACTGCGTAACAAAAGAATCGTTTGTCTGAGTCTGCTGCGTATCAGTTGTCGTATCTGCCGTGGTCGCGGCTGTAAAAACATCAGTCATTTGTTCTCCTTGGTCTAGGACGCCTTTACGGCTGTTAAAACTTTAGAATGTTAAGGACTTCTGTCAAAGCCCTGTTGTAACCGTTCCTGTCAGCCTGTTTATAAGCCCAACTAGGATTATTGTAATCTTCTGAAAGAACAACTTCTTTCATCTTAGTCTTTACAATCTCTTCAAGTTTCTCAAGTACATCCTTTGCAGAAGAAACCTGTCTCTTAAAACCTTCTTGCTGGTCCTTAGGAAGATCCATAAACCAAATTGTTTTCATTAGATACCTTGCTCCATTGCAATCATATTCTCTTCATTTGCAATAAGCTGGACTTCTTGAATTGTCTTCTGTGTTTCATAGTTCTCGTAGACCGACACGTTCTCAGCAAACAGAGACTTTTCACCAAGCTCTTCTGCAAGAATCCTAGCAAACTCCTTGCCACTCATGTGAGCCGAGACAGTAGGATCAGTGGCCTTGATCTGCCAAAGCTGCTGGAGGTTCTGAAGTCTCTGCGCTCTCTCAGCAAAGTGTCTGGCACCCATCGGAACAATCTTACCCTTGGCTGTAATATCTTCCTTGGTGATGGTATCAAAGACCACAATCCCAAGTTCATCATCGAAGACCCGGATAATATCAGAAGCATCCATATTTCTTCTGGCAGCTTCAAGCATTGAGTTCAGGATAGGCTCAACAAAGACCTTTTCAAAGTGCTGAGTCTTGTTCTGGAAGATTCTTCCGGCTGCATTCTGGAGAGAACTGATTTCAAATGCTGTCTTCTCACCCGGGGTTCTGATACCCATAGCTTCTCTGGGAGCGCCAGCAAGCTGTTCCATCCGGTTCTCAAGCATTGCAATCTGGTTATCAGCAGCAAGGGCAGAAGCATCAGGGACAAGGTAAGAGACATCACCTTCGTCACCACAGTAGATTCTGGAACCCGGCTGGAAGTCAAAGTCTTCAACATCACCCTTGATCTTTAGAACAGGGAAGGCAATCTGGTCAAAGACATCGGCTCTGAGGTTCTCAAGATGATCAATCCTGTACTGCATACCAACAAGGTTGTCCAAAGGACCCATTGCGTACAAATTGTCAGGTCTTTCTCTCCAACCAACGTGGAAGATAGGACTCTTTCCAAGCCAAGACGGGTTAGGAATATCACGAAGAATATAAGATCTATCTACAACCTTGATAATTCTATTCTTCAGAAGGGTATTTGTATACTTGTCGTAGATATCACCATAGAGTGTCAGAATCTCTACGTAATCAGACTCGTAGTATTCGCGGATAGACCCGAAACCATCAACAATAAAGCCATCGTTCTTGTGCAGATCAGAGTCTGAGTACCCTTGGATTGCATTTCTAGTCCCAACCATCCGGTCAAAGACCTTGGACATATATTCCTTGTTAGGATCTTCATCAACCATCTTCTTAACTTCACCAAAAGTAAGAAGAGATCTGATAATCTTTGGGGTCTTGTAGAAATCAGAAGCAACAGGATTGAAAACAACGTCATATGGAGAGATACGGACAACCTTGGGACCGATATACCCCGGGATAAACTCACCGTCTTCCATCTCAGTGTAGTTTGTTTCGTAATCAACAGTGGCAAAGCAGTTGCCATAGTCGATATAATCCAAGACAAGCTTAGACATAGTGATTTCAAAGTCAGACTGCTTGACCTTGTTCTCCATGTAAGCCTGAATGGTCTCACGCTTTATCTTGTTATTGCTTTCCTTGTCATCACCTGTCCACTTCATCCATCTGTTCTGAGGGAACAAAGCTGCCATATAATTGGCATGGAGATTATCTCTGATCTGAGTCAGCTTGGGGACAGTGGTAGAGTTCTTCCACGGCAAAGAACTATTGCTTGTCTTTCTGGTATCGGTAGCAAAGAGGTAGTTTCTGAGTTCTTTCCACTCTTCAAGCTTACCGTTTCTCTGCTGATTCCAGAGACGCCATCTATCAGAAATTTCTGTAGCGATATTATCTGGACTGATAATAAGGCTCATGTCTATGGTATTACCTGCCACGGCTTATAACCTCCTTGGCTAATTCTAAAAAAGAATCTAAGCCGTATTTATTAATTGCTATATTAAGATGATACGTTATCAATCTTACGTTATCTTTAGTATAACCTTTATTAGAATCTATTCTATCAATAGTAGGAGCATCTTTAGAAATTCTATCTTTACTTGGACCCCAAACAAATTTTCTACCGCTTACTGAACAACAACCATTAGTTTTATTCCAAAGATCTTCAAGAAAACCAAGAGTTAAATCAAATTGTTTATTGTCCCTTTTAGCTCTTGACTTTGCACCATGATACATCTCATACACTTTTTTAGTGTAATCTGCGTATCTTTCCTTTGCTCTAAAATCTTCACCACACTTTTTAGAGCAAAAGTTATTGTTTATACCACCAGTCCATTTTGTTAAATAGTCTATTTTACAATTGGAACAAACATAGCTTTTTAATTTATGTTGTCCAATTATCCCAGCCATTAGTGAGCAATGCCTCCGAATCTAGGAGAGTAAACTACATTCGATATGTTTACTCTTCTGTTGATCATATTAGCAGAAGGCTTTACTGCAATCTCAATAGCAGAAGACAAAGCATCCTTGATATCATCATGAGGAGGATTCCTTGTCACAAGCTCTTCTTCCAGAAGCTGACAATTACCGCCCTTGTAATGGTAGATCGAAAGGTTATCATATCTTGGTTCAAGGATTGCAGCCATTCTTTCTTCCTTTGAACCAGAGTGCCTAGTAGGTCTATGTTCTTCAACCTTTAGCATAAGCCCGTGAGGCTTGATATAACTGTCTTTCAATTCTTGAACAATTGCAGACTGTGCAGCAGTGACTTCAGCCCTGATCTTCTTAAAATCCCATTTGTTAAGGAGATCAAGAACGTGTCTAAAGTACTCAGAAATTTTGTCCGTTCTGAATCGGTCAATGTCAAGAACATAAACATTATTTTCGTAATCTACCCCAATAACAACAATAGCTGTATAATCTGCTTTTCTTCTTAAACTATACGCAAAGTCAACTGCGGCAAATACATTTAGTTTTCTGTCCTTATAATACCATGAACCAGCAGTCTTTGTCAAGTATTCTTTTTCAAAGTACTGAAACTTATCATAGTCAATAGGTCTGTTGTCTGGATCACTTGGATCGTTATAGTACTGCGCTCTGAACTGTGTCTTATCTAGATACTGCGCTCTCTTCTTAGCCAAAACTTGGATATCAAAGCCAAAGGACTTACCGTCTTGTCTTGTCTGACGAGGCCAGAGGAACTGTCCTGTGCCATCACCAACGTCTTCTACGGCCCTCTCAAAGACTTCGTAGATAGGTTCTGATCCAATTATTTCAGAGGTATTATTATAGATATCTTCTTCCATACTGAGAAGTTCTGAGTATAAATCCTTGGGGTGATACCTAGTACCAACCACCCACTCTCTGGCATCAGCACCTTCAATAGAAGACAGAAGAGAGTACTGAGACTTAACCCTGTCTCTGCCTTCTTGGGTATAAGCGTTCTCATAGACAACAACGTCATCAAGGACAGCAATGTCACAGTGAAGACCAGTCAAGGATGTAGTAAGACCACCTGTAAAGACTGAGGGATCACGGATATGTTCTTCTTTTCTTAGAGGATGATCCAGACTGATTTCAGTCATGGTCCACTTTTCTCTCTTGCCTTCGTCATCATGGATATGTTCAGGCCAGTATCTCCGGTGGATGTCAGAGGTAAAAATAGACTTGATAAACGAAAGCTGCTTTTGGGCCAGATTAGATGTGGCTGAGATGTACAGAACCCTGAGAGTAGGGTCCTTGGTAAGTTCCCAAGCAACTCTATAAGCAACCATAGCAGACTTACCATGATCTCGTGGGAGGAGAGTAAGCTGATGAGACTTAGCCTCTTCTTTATTCCACCAGCGGCAAAGCTCTTCATGTACAGAACCAAGTACTCTGTTAGGAGAGACAAGTCTGATAAAAGTAATCAGATCTTGTTCTGCGGCTTCCCTGATGTCGTGGATACTTGCCATTAGTTAACCAGCTTAAGACCAATTCTTTCAGCGTCATCTCTAAAGGTCTTGCTAGTCTCTACTTCCTTACGAAGTTCAGCATTGATCTCTTCCTTGCTAGGACGGCCTCTCTTACTTTTCTTGTCGAGGTATTCGTTATCAGCCAGATACTTCATAGCCTGAAAGGAAAGCTTCTCATCTTCTGTGGCAGCACGGATAATAGATCTCATAGCCCGTGCCTTGAGCTTAAGGTTAAGTTCCTTACGCCACTGATCAATGTGCTTTCTGATAATCGGAGACTCAACAAGTCTTTCCCAGTGCTTATACGAACCAAGAGTAGCAATGGCAAAATCGTATTCAGTGACGTCTTCCATCTCAAGGTAGACCCTCTTCATACTTGTATAGGTCTTGTCAATCACAACAAGGTCCTTTTCCTTCAAAGTCCACTTGGTTCCAAAGATAGGGCGCTCTTCAGGAAGAGTGGTCTCGTAGAACAAACCTTTGGTTTGATACCCGGCCATTATTCACACCTTCTTTTTCTATAGTTCCATTCACCACCACTACGTTGGCATTTACGCCATTCGGCTTCTTCTTCAGGTGGCATTCTTTTTAACAGATAAGGCAAAATAGCCTTGAACATCACAGTTCCAAGACCTATCCAGAACGTAGGAGATCTTGCAACCAGTACTCCTCCTGCGAATAATCCAAGGATTAAACTCAGGATTAGTACTGGTTCAACCCAGTTCATGCAGACTTCTTAGACCAGATAGACCAGCCAGCAGCAAAGATCGTACCCAAGGCACCAAGAACTGTTTCCAGAGTGCCAGCATCAATTGTACCCTTGGCAACAAGATAGCCACCACCAGCAGCCAGAACCGCACGGGCAACGCCCCAAATCATTTCCTTTGTCATGTGTATCTCCTTGACTTTATGTCAGTTATGGATATTTAATTTTATTAAGTTCAAAATGAGGGCCATCTCTAAAACTCTTCCAATCACCGCCCCAAGTAATCGGGATATTTTCTAGTTTAGCAGCTTCCTTCATCAACCCAGATAGTCTTTGGTACAAAGGCCAGTCCCATTTGACTTTGCCTTTCAACGTCACAGCAAAGTCTATGGCCTTGGCATAGCCGTCTTTGCCGGGGATATGTCTGGAGTTCATGGTCTTAGAAGCCTTACTCTTTACCAGAAGCTTTTGCTCTGCCACAGTCCTTACTGTACAAGTAACAACAGCACCAAAGTCAGAGTCTTTATTAAGTCTCTGCATTCTTCTGACAACCTTCAGAAGATCTGGGTGAAGTCTCTTCAGTTTATTCTCAGATGCTTGATTAAACTTCACTTAGGTGTACCCCAATAATGCCAAGTACCAATTGCCAGAAGTGTCAAGATTGCTGTGGTAATCATCTTAGCAATTGTCTGCTGAACTGTTTTCTTTGTGTCTCTCCAAGATTCCAGAAGACTTCTGACTTCTTGAATATCTTTGCCAGCCTGATCATCATGGAGACCGACTTTACGAAGGGCGTTGTCAGCCCCCTTCTCTGCGGCCTTTTCAATAAGTGTATCAAGATCTTCTGGAGACATCATTTATACCAGCCTTTATCTAAAGATTTATTAATCTTGCGTTAGAAGTTTTGTAGCAATTATTTGACTGGAAATAAGTTCGTTTTCTGGGTAGACAGTGTATCGATATTTTCTTATGCAGATGTGTTGGCAAGAAGGTAGTATACAGTGCCGTTAACGCGGATAGCAATTCGGTGCGTTGCGGTAGCAGTTGCGTTGGAGTTAACTACGGTGCCTTCTGTGCGGAGCGACAGCATCGTGTTTCCTGCCGAGAGATCGGTGGAAAAAATCTGAATGGTATCGGCGGGTCCCGTGGTAGGCGCAGTGCCTGTTGCGATTGAAAGAACTGTAGCGGCGGATGTTCCGAAAGTAGAAGTTCCAAGGCCAAAGTTTCCTGTGCTTGTAACGCGAATGCGCTCAACGCCATTGGTACTTGCAGCAATTGTGTCGGCAGCCGGGAACCACATCCCTGTATTGAGATCGCCAAAGGCCACGATAGACGGGGTGGCTACAGCGCCAGCACCAAAGGATGCAATGCCGTTGACGGAGAGCAAGGCGTCTGGGGCAGAGGTGCCGATACCAAGTCTTCCACTGCTGTTAAGACGCATTGATTCCGTGCCGCCCTCAGAAAAGGCAATCGTATCTGCGGCTGGGAAGAAAATGCCTGTGTTTGTATCACCTGTGGGGATAAGCGTAGGGGCAGCGGCAGAACCTGCTGCAATTGCAATCTGGTTTGTGGTCTTATTAAAGGTAAAGTTACTGTTACCAGCAATAGCCCCAGCGTCATTAAACTGGACCTGAGTGTCTACTCCACCAATCCCCGGAGTTGGGCCGGGAGGTCCTGTTGGTCCAGTAGGACCAGTGGGTCCTTGTGTGATAGAACCTATGCCTACAAGAATAATATCATTGGCAGTGATCTGATTGACATTAAGGATGTCGTTTGAGTTCAGATCCAGATCTGCTTCCATAGCATTGGGCGTAGACCCGTCTCTGGACAGGGTATTTTCAAACTGATTCCTGACATTCGTAAAGTTATCATTGATGGTATCAGTAGCCTGATATCCAGTTGCAACGGTACTAATTGTAGGTTTCTTAGCCATTGTTGTCCTTTGTGTAGTAATTCATCCCACCCGCCCAAATGCGCCGGGGATTGTTCACAGTCTCCGGATCAATCCACTCAACGCCGGGGCCACCTTGAGCCAGCACAGCAGGATTGTGGCCTTGCGACACGTAGTCTTTTGGCAGCGGGTCAGGAAGCGGCCCCGCGATCTGGATCAGGCGCACATTGACATGGTAGCGGTTGTCCATGACGGC